CAATTTTTCCCTCAATATGCAACTTTAACAACCGCCAAAAATCGCTACTCGCCCCCTCGGCCAGAATTTTGTCATCGTCGGGCTTTGGTTTCTTCTCCATCCCCCGCACTTCCTTGATAGCTTCAGTAATAAAAGTCGGTGGGGCGGGTGGTATTGCCTGCTCGGCTTTCTGTTTGGAAAGCATATCCTTTTTCTTCTTCATTTTATCTACTTGCCGGTATGCCGGACACTCCACCAAAGATTTGCTGCGCGGCGGCCGCTATATCAGAGTCATTAAACTGCACACGAGGTATTTGAGCCGGCTGTCCTTGTGGTATTGGGGCCTGCTCTATTGCTTCTCTCGTCTCCCCCTCCCCCAGTAGTTGCTCCGGCTCAAGGATAATCTTATCCCAGTCCTTAACCCCCGAGGTAATTAACCAACGCTTGAACAACTCACCAATATCAATGTCCTTACCTTTGGCTCTGATTTCCTCCAAAAGCCGGGGTTGAGAGATTAGCTGGGCTATTGTGCTACCCAAGAATGCCCGCTCCTCGTCAATGTTTTTCTTCATTGTTGACCCCAGCTCCAATTCAAAATCAAACGTTACCGGCTCGCCATTTTCCACAAACTGACCCCTATCAATACGGATATTTCCTCGCTTGCCCGACTCGAAAATTTCCAGAATTTTTTCTTTTTTGTAGATTTTTTGAAGCTCTCCGACCTCATCTCCGAAAATTCGCAAAGCCTGCGACTTCTCAAGATTATGAGTAATCAGAGAAATCCAACGAGTATAAATCTGGTCAATTGTGTTCTCCATCATAAACCGATCCCACTCATCTCGAGCCGACTCTCGATAACTCATATACTTAATCGCTTCGGGGGTTTTGCCGGTGGCGGGCTCTACCCCCTCCATCTTCGTTACCTGCGTTGAGCCTGTCAAGTTGTGAACCGCCGCCAGCATAAAGCCATAGGTTGATTGGAATGTCTGCAATCCCTGCGGACTAAGAACCATTGGCTGCACATCCTTATTGGGATTGTTCATATACCACCTCTCCCCCGATCCCCACTTAATTGAAGAGGCGACCACATTATCAGGGTTAATATGCAACGGAGGGAAGATAGAATACTTGACACCATCAAGATAAAGGTTAACCAGAGAGTTAATTGCAAACTGCAACGTCTGCCCCCGCTCAAACTCCCCTAACCCAATGATAGAGTCCAAAAGCGGGAAGGCGTGCTTCTCTACAATCGGCAACAATCCTTCGGGGTAGGGATTTTCGACAATGCGTAAAATCCAGGGACGAGATGTTTTGGGGTCCACCTGTTTCGGTGCCCAAGTAATCCACGCATTCGAGCGGTATTCGGTAACGATGTCAACTGACGGAAATTTAGTATCGCCAATTAAAGACGGCCACCATTCTCGTTCGATGTAGGAGCGTTCTTCCCGGGCACTGGCTCGTTGAGTATCGCCTTCCGATTTCTTGGAGCGGATTTCCGTTGCTAAACTATCCACATTGCGCCAAATGTTCGGAAAGGCCTTTTGCTGTTCCAGTAACCAACTTAGAGAGGCGGCACTTTTTATACCAAACCAATCGCTCTCCCCCACACATTTTTTGCCGGGCTGCGGACGGATGTCTCTTATTGGGATCAAAGTTAATTCGGGGCCAATATAGCCACTGCGCTCGTCAATTCGCCAGGGAACTAGGGCAAAAAATGAACCATAAACGCTGGAATAAATATCCAGCATCCGCAACTTTACGAGGTGTGAATAGTGTTCGTTAGCGTTGTTACGGAAAAACTTTAAGAGAAGGTTCATTAAGAGGTTCTTACCAACATCGTTTTTGGAAACAGCAAAGGCCTTACCCGACGGGTTTTGGGCCATCACCCTAGCACCGCGCTCAAAAACAATCGTGGATAAAACGGGGTCAAAGACCTGGGATTTGGTATCCCCACTTATTTGGTCTTCAAGACCACAAACGAGCATTGACTCTTTATCGTCCCAGGTATCTCTCTTTGTCGAGAGCCATTTATAGGAGTCCGCTTCGTGCTGTTGGCACTCGTCCAAGAGCGCCTGTTCCTCACGGTAGCTCTTTTTGATTGTCTCAAGGTTCGCTTCTTTCTTTGCCATTGGTAACAAGAAAGCCGCCAACCTCTGTTAAAGGTTTGCGGCTTGTCATAATGAACTTAGCCCTCCTCTGACCATATCACTCATTAACCTCATTGTCAACATTCGGCTTTTTGAAGACCACTCGTTTTGAGTGGTGAATTACCACATCCGTTACGAAGCCCTGATAGACCCGTAAGTCCAGCCTCATAACCCCATTTCCAAGATCCTCCACCAATTGGTCAATTTCCAAAAGATAGGGCTTGTGGGTTTTGATTGCTCTTTGTAATTTCTCCAGTTCGGACATTAGTAAAACCCCCGTTTATCAAAAAGTTTCTGCCGGGGAAATCCTGCCTCAATCTCGGCAAGAATTCTCGGCCGGGTTTTTCGCAATGACACCAAACCGTATCTTACAGCATCCATCAAATGATCTAGGATTGGACTTGGCTCGTTAATAATCGAGCCGTTTTTATCCGTTAACCATATGTAATTTCGATATTCCTTCCATAACTTAACGCTTCGTTTAGTAGCAGAAACCCTTTGCTGTTGGACAAACTGTATTCCGGCCAGGACACTATCCTTTCCCTTTTCACTCGGCAGGATATTTACTCCGTAACTTTTGATCTCATCTATACTTTTCGGCTCTGCACTGTCAGCGATTACCAACGAGCGCGGCAAATTCAAAAGAATATCGGCTATTTGTCTATTTGACAGACCTTTTTGATAGGTTATTTCGTCGAAAATATAGCCGCCATTGTAATAATAAATTGCCACAATCGCCGTCTCGTCGTTAGAGTAACCAAAGTCCAGCCCGTATCTTTCTAGTCGGGCTTCGTGAGGAATTTCGTCGAGCATTCGCCAATCGGTGTAAATCTTACTCTCCGGCTCACCTAATTGTCCCTCCCCATAAACCTTCCACCACAATCGGTTGCTTCTCCTCGCCTCAATAGTTCTTTTGACTTCCTCCGGTAAGGCCTCATTGTCAAGGTAAGTAAGCGTAATGAAGTCAATGTCGTCCCTCTTACCCAGTAAATCGGTGTAAAACCAAAACTCGGAGACCGGGTTCCAGTCCATCAAAATTAACTCTCTCGTTCTTACTTCAAGTTGGTTGAAGATATCCAAACTAATGTTGTTGGCCTCGTTTATGAATAGGACATCTCTTCTTGGTCCCCTCACCTTACCCGGCTGATCGGCGGAAAAGAACTCAATTTTACTTCCCGTTTCGAAAGTGTAAATATAGTCGGTCTTATTCCAACGCGTGGGTTGGAAGTAGTGGTGTTCCTCCATTATGTTTAGGAAGTCCCTCACGGCCCCTCTTTTAAGGTGCGGAAATGTTTCGGAAACGACCGAGATTAAATCACCCTTCCCCGCTTGCGCATAGTCAATCAACCAGAGCAAAATCCCAATTGTTTTGCCGGCGGCCGTTCCACCGGCGACCGCTCTAATTCTTTTTTTCAATTGGATTATTTTTTGAACCGCTGCTGTCTTTACCACTTCTACTTATTCCTCCCAAAATGGGGATTATGTTAATTTGCTGTTTGAACGACCCCATCTCTGGTTGACTATCCTCTGGAAACGCCTTCTCGTGAACAATCTTAAAGCCGCCCACCAAATCCCTATACGCTGCCCTCGGCATTTTCTTTCTCATCTCAACAATGTGCTCTTGAATTAAGTCCATATACTCAATTTTTAATCTCTTTTTTTCTATGTTGACGAACCTGCCGAACCGCCCATCGTCCCTAATCAAGTCTCTAATCGTTGAAGCTGGCACTCCTGTAATTGTCGCAAGTTTAATACTTGATGCTTCTTCATCAATTGCTTTCGCTTGCGCAATCGCCCTTACTTTTCTTTCACTTGTCTTTTTCCCTCTCGGCATTGATTGTAACCCCCACCTCCATCTTATCCGAAAGCATCGCAATCCTTTCGATGTCTTCAGGAGATAATGTTTCAAAAGTAATCCTCGCCTGTTTGTCCCCGCTAACCAGCGTTCGGATATTTATGTCCTTAACCAACATTCGTAGTTTCACTTCTCCAACCACTCCTTATTTCCATCTAAATCCCCAAATGCTCCTGTTTCAGTCGTTCTTCGGCTATCTTGATATAATCCTCCGAAAGCTCGATCCCCAACCACTGCCGACCAAGTTTTCGGGCAACGACGGCTACCGTGCCGCTACCGATGAATGGGTCAAGGACAATTCCGCCAACAAATTCTTCCCCGCAACCGCAGTCCGTCCAGCCGAGGGTTTGCGTATTTGCTAGTTTTCTTACCTCGTAAGGTCTTGCCGAGCCAGTTGAATCGACGCCACCCTTGCGTTTAAGATTTCTATTCCCTTTTCCCGCTTCCTGATAACTTGTTTCACTTATCCTCACCCTCGCCTTTCCACACTTCGGACAGACCCACTGTGGACAGCCCGCCTTTATCATCGGCTCAACCAACTTCTCTGGGAAGGTGT